TCAGCCGGCCTTCTTCAGCAGATCCAGTCGGGGTTCGGTTTTCGCGCGCGTGCGCGTCACGGTGCCGCTGGGCATCATCTTGGCATGGTAGGCGGCGCGCAGCACCTTGACCTTGCCGTCAGCGCCGAGAACCGCCGGCACACCGAGCTGTAGGAACCAGGCCATCTGCTTCACCTTGTGGTGCGCGCCGCTGGCCTCCTGGATCTCGGCCGGCGTGAGGTGGGTTGACTCGCTCATGCTCGCCCTTCCTTCACTGCCTGCTCGTAGGCGGTCTGGACCGCACGGAAGTCTTCCGGCTTGCCGCCGCGGTCCGGGTGATGGCGCGCGCGCAGGCGTTGATACTGAGCCCTGATGTCAGACGCAGACGCTTCAGGGAACACGTCCAGCACCTGCCACCAGGTTCGAACGTCGGCCGGCGCGGCCAACTGGGCGAAGCCAGTGAACGCGCGCTCCATCATGTCCGAGGCGCCCCACCGCTCGATGCCGCGCAGCGCCTCGATCGTCTTCCGGATCGCTTGGGTGTTGGCCTCGACGGTCGCGTATCGGTCGCAGGCGAAGCACATCTGTTGGCCCTTGTAGCCGAAGTAGACGGCGATCCCCGGGTCTTCGATGCGCGGCTGCTGGGCGTAGGGGAGTCCGTCGCGGCGCAGTACCATGTTGCTGGACAGCACCGGCAGCCTGCCGCCCATGCGGCCGATCTCGGCCATCAGGCCGTCACGCGCCTTGGCGAAAGCGGTGTCGAAGCTGCCGCGCTCGCGGCGATTCGCAGGCGTGCGCTTCCAGCCGGCTGGCCACTGCAAGGGGAATGCGTCAACGGCCATCACCACCCTCCCGCGCGGCCCTCGCCGCGTCGATTGCTGCGTCGAGTTCAGGACCGTGAGCCTCTTGCCAATCGAAGCCCAGGTTGAAATTCACGCATGCCTCCGCATCACAGCTGCTACTCAGTGACCGAAGCCACCTGTAGCGCTCCGCATCGCGCTTCAACCCGCGCAGGTAGTCCTCAAGCTCGTCTTGCATCCGGGTTCCGTTGTCGCCGCAGGCCGTGCGCATGCGGGACAGCAGCGCCAGGGCAGAGAAGGATTCATCGCGCCGAAGGTCGCATTCGGGGCAAGGCATCTTGTCACTCATCGCTGCTGGCCTCCTGTTGTGCGCGGCGCGCCTCCGCATTTTTCATGCGGCGATACAACTCGCTGGCGAATCGTTTCGACACGCTGTCGTAGCTCGTTTCGTTCACCGCAGTTAGCGCCGACATCAGCATGTCGTCGGGGCTGTGGATGGCGGCCGCTGGGATGATGGTCACCACCTCGCTTGGGGTATCGACCTCCACCGCCACGACACCGATTGCTTCCATCCGCGCGCGGTCTTCGCTCGATAGCTGACCGCGCGGGAAAACGATCACCTGGCTCACGCCCCATCTCCATTCCCAAGCTGGGCGGCGCACTTCGGGCAGGTCGCGGTGCGGTCACGGTGGATGAGCCATCCCACGCGACGCGCCTGCGCCCGCGCGCCCTCTCCGCTCTCCGACGTGTAGCTGTGCGGGAATTCCCCATGCCGGTGCTGCGCGCTCTCGTACTTGCAGTACAGGTCGAGGGAGTAGCAGCCGGCGTAGTTGACAGGGTTGGCCTTCAGCCTGGGCACAAGCCGCATTGCGCTAACCATTCCGCACCTCCCCGGCCTGGGCGGCGATGGCGGCTCGGAAACCGGCGTAGAACGCTTTCCGCTCCGCTGCGAGGTAGTTGAACTCGTTTCCTCGCTGTTCGTTCAGAAACAGCTGAAATCGAGGTTCAATATCCTTGTCAGTCGTCGAAGCTGTGGCAACGTGCCATCCGGAAACGCCCCATGACGCTTGGCAATACTGGCAATAGCGCACTTGCCCGCCAGGGATCGCTTGGAACTGCGTAACCCCCTTCTTATGGCACTCAGGGCAAACGGCGCGCTTGGGCTTGCGGCTGCCGTAACCCTGACCGGCACGAACGCCCATCACGCACCACCCTTTGCCTGGACGGCGATGGCGGCGTCGGTCCCGATCAGCCTGCGCAAGGCCCAGCGAGCCTTCGCGGCTTCGCCCATCGTGTAGCCGGGCTGGTCGTCGGGTAGTGCCTGCAGCACGTCCAGCGCATTGGACAGGGCGTCGAAGTCGGCCGCCTCGACGTTGTGGCTGTCTCCTATGTCCTCCGAGTCGTCGGCCAGACACCAGGCTTTGTAGGCCAGGTCCAGCAGGGCCTCAATGACATGGCGCTCCTGGGCCGTCAGCGCATCCCCATGGGGCGCGGGCGGGGCGGCATCGGCGCACGCCCGTCCGAAAGCGAGCCAATCGTCCGGCGTTATGGGCTGGCAGGCTACGATCTTTGCAGGCACGCCAGAGTTGCGAAACACACGTGCGATCACTTCATCGCCCACACCCGGCGCAGGGGCGGCGGCCTTGGCGTTCAGGGATGCGAGGGCGTCAGCAGCTTGACGCAGGTCGCCCGGCTCTAGCGTGGTAAGAACGTCCACCGACTTTAGTGCGAGCGCTTGCTCGATGTTGTCTGCGGCCAGCCGCACGAAGCGCACCAGCTCGCTCTGGTCGACGGCGGTGGGCGGCGAGGGGGCGGCGGCTAGCATGGCATCGTGGAGCGACTGGGCATCAGGATACGCGCCGGTGTCGTTCGCATAGACCGCTTCCATTTCGGCCGTAACGGTGCGCGGCACCAGCACCCACTCGTTGTCAGTCATGTCACTCTCCCTTGAGGGCTTGGCGGAGTTCTTCGGAGCAATGCACCTGCATGCCGCTTGTGTAGTGAGTCACTTCGGCTGTCTTGTCCCACTCATCCGCCAGCGCCTCCACACGGGCGAGGCGGTCGATGCGTGCCTTGACCGCCTGCCACACCTCGGGAGAGATCGTGGGGAAGCCGTCGATGGCGTCCTGGATCGTGTCCAGCAGTTCCTCGTCATTCACGGCTGCGGCTCCTTGAGGGCAATGGTTGAGGGTCTCGGATACTTGAGGGTTGTTTTGTAGGAAGCCTCATCCTCCAATGAGAGCCACTTGAGTCCGCCATGCAGCTTCCGCTTCCCACTAACGCATTGGCTTATCTTTCCGCTGTCGAATCCGAACTCCTCAGCGGATGCCATTGACGGGTACTCGGCGATCTTCTCTCCAGTTACTTGGTCGTAGCAGGCCACCCTCTTTCTCAAGTGGCCGAGAAGGTAGATCGCATGCAGTTGGTTGTAGCTTCGGCTACACCACTCCAGGTTGCCGGGAGTGTTGTTTAGTGGGTCTCCGTCGATGTGGTTGCATTCCTGCTTCCCTTGCGGAGGGCCGTGGAAAGCCTCGCAAACGATTCTATGGACTCCCATGTTCTTGCCCTTTCCGGCTCTATATAGCGAAACGAATTGCCGCCCAGTGCTCTGCAGATGGCTCTTGATGATTTGTTGCTTCCGGATTGAAAAGATGCGCCCAGCGCTGGAGACGCGATAAAGACCCTCCCAGCCAGGTATGTCTCGCCACTCCTCCACCGCTTCGTCTGGGATGTGCATGTCACCAGCTCCCGCGGTTGGTTAGGAAGGGAATGTCGTCGTCGGTGAAGTAATCACGCGGCTGATCGGTCGCCCGCTGCGGCCTCTCACGCTGCGGAGCGCCGCCTCGGCTGCCGGTGGAGCTGGAGCGGCCTTGCTGCTGGCCGTCGCCACGTCCGCCGAGCATCTGCATCTCGTTGCACACGATGTCGGTGGTGTACTTCTCCACGCCGTCCTGGCCGGTGTACTTGTCGTAGCGCAGCTCGCCCTCGACGTAGACCTGCGAACCCTTGCGCAGGTATTCACCGGCGATCTCACCGAGCTTCCCGAAGAACACCACACGGTGCCATTCGGTCCGCTCCTGCTGGTCTCCTTCTTTGTCCTTGCGGACGCTGGTGGTCGCCAGGCTGATCCGGGTGACGGCCATGCCGCTTTGCGTGTACTTAGTGTCCGGGTCATTGCCCAGGTTGCCCACCAGGATGACCTTGTTGATACCTCGGCTCATCGTGCAATCGCCTCCAGGCGTTCGGCTTCTGTCATGTAGTGCGCGTATCGCGCGTCGTCTTCCGGGAACTGCTTGCGGGATGTCTCAGCGGCTTGGCGCCAGACTTCGGCCATGCGCTTGGGGTCATCCCGGAACAGGTCGGTCTGCTGGTCGTGGCGCATGTCAGGCGGCCTGTCGCAGATGCTGGTTGGCGAACTCGTAGTAGTCCGCAGCGAGGCGTTCGCAGTCCTGGCGCATGCCTGGGTAGCGGTATGCCTCCAAGGTCTGCGGCGGCGAGACCTCGTAGACCTGGTGGTCCACGCGCTTGACCACGAATACGTTCCAGCGGAATACGTCGGCCTCGAACAGATCCAAGTAGTAGCGCCACTGGTATCCGTCCAGATAACGCTCCGCGTCGAACCGGCTGGTGGTCTTGTGGTCGATTACCCGCCGGCCCTGCAGACCGTCAACCTGTCCGGTGACGCGCAGAGGGCCATACATGCCGTATGACCGCAGCTCGCGAATCGTCGGCAATGCCAGATCGCAGTCGGGCAAAATGAATTTGTGACCCAGGGCCTCCATCTCGGTGTATTCGCCCGGAGCCGCATCCTCCAGCGCCTTGTGGAACGCCGTGCCGGCCAGCATGGCTTCGGACGGGTTGTCCGTCGTCAGCCATTGCACCAACTGCTCAACGGTCTGTTCCTCGTCTTCCCGCCAGCGCCGGAAGCTCTCGATGTTGGAGACCCGAGCCAGCATGTCAGGCGGCTTGTGCGGCGGTGTAGTTGCCGGCCTTGCGGTCGGCAACAAAGCCCAACTTGGTGGCTCGGTCATGGATCAGCGCCTTGACGGCCTTGGGAGCCTCCTTCGCCTCGGCCACGAGCCCATTGATGCCTTCCAGATCCTCCACGTCGTTCAGTGACGCGCGCCACTTGTCCAACACTCCCTGCGCCTTGCGCTGGTCCTCTGTGAGCGCGTTGAGCTTCGCCTTGATCTCGGCGATGACCGTGGCCAGGAACGTGTCGAACTCCGGCGAGTCCTTCGGCGGCACCATGAGCGGGTCAAGCTGCCCCGGGTTCTTTCCGAACGCCGCATCGGTCGGGCTGAAGTTCAGCCAGCGCTTGCCATCACGGATGACCAGCCGGCCCATTGCGTCAGCCGCCTTGTAGATCTCGCCCTTACTGCCGCCCTGAACGTCCAGACGCTCGATGATTTCGTCACCGTTGCGCTGCTCGTCCATGTGGGCAATCAGCACGACATCCTTGCCCAGCGTGTTGAGGTGCTTGAGCCAGGCAACGAACTCTGCCTTGAGGCTGCCGTAGCCCTGGAGCGTCAGCGCACCGCCGCGCCCCTTCTTGGCGTCTCGCCGGATGATGTCGGCCGTCAGGATGTCCAGCGCCCGGCCGGCAGTGTCCACGATGACGGTCTTATAGGCCGCCAGGTCGTCGTCGGTGATGCTGGCCACGTCAGTCCAAGAGGACACCCGCACCGTGTCCTTTCGATTGGCCGCGCGGTGGGCGCCCTGATCGAAGTCCAGCAGCAGCGGGGCTTCGGCAGTGAAGGCGAGGGAAGTCTTGCCGAGACCAGGCGCGGCATAGATGCACACGTTCAGGCGGTCAACGGTGATCGGATCGGTTGCGGCAGTGATGCGAAGGGCCATTGTTAGAACTCCAATTGGCGTGTGGGTATAGGTGCCGGCCCTGAGGCGCCGCCGGCTGGCGTGGGAATTGGTGCCGGTTACGCTGTCCGGCGAGGTGTGAGGCGGCAGTGCCGCTGTAGCCTCCGATTTGGGTGGAGAGGGCCGGTGCTGATCTCCGGCTTTCGGATCTCCGAGAGCTTGTTCAGAGCCTGGGCTATGTCCGCCACGCCCCGCCGGGTGATTGCTATCCCGGTATGGATGCCGCTCCCTTATCGCGCATCAGCCTGCGCATTCCTCTCCGTAGTCGTTACTCGCTTGCCGGTGGATCAGGGAGGGGCCTCCAGTGAGTCGGCCTACTGCCGCGCAATGCGAACGGACCAAGCTTGTTGTCTGTGACGCACCACGAGCCGTTCTTGTCTGATTCTGGGTCGCCGTCCTCGTGCCATGGGTCCGTGGCATCGTCTTGGAACCACGCCACGTACTGCTGGCCGCCTGCGAATACCAAAATGGATTCGTTGAATGGCGCAGAGCTAATAGGGAACCACTCACTCATCGCGTTCTCCTTCGGACTCCAGCGGCTCCGGCATCGGGATGTCGCCGAACACGCGCTGGAAGTCGGGCTCGTCGAATAGGTAGGCGTCGGGGTCGGGGGTCATGAGACCTGCTCTGACCATGGGTTGAGTCCGTTTCGCTCAGAAAGCTCATGCGCCGCTTGCCGCTGTATCTCCTCGATCGAATCGCCCGAAACAACAACGGAGTCAGTCGATCCATCTGAAAGCTCAAAGTGGATTCGGAAGGTCATTGCGGTTCCTTTTCATTGAGGTTGGTTTCGCCCTTGGCCTGCTCCAGATAAAATTCCGCCCAATCGTCAGCAGTCTTGGCTTCGCTGTAGGTTTGCGGGCCGTCTGCAATCCTTTTGCAGGCCATGAGGAGGGCGTTGTACTCGTTGGAAGTCTTCATCTCGGTTCCTTTGCGATCAGTTGGGCCGGGCACTCCCAGCCGCAGGTGTAGATTTCGTGGAGCCGCATCGGCACCGCGTAGCCGCCAAATGCGATCAACACGACCCAGCAGATGCGGGTTGCGCGGCGGAGAGATCGATCAGACACAGATCACCCCCGCGATGAAGCCCAGCACCGCGCCTAACAGAAGGGCGATCCACACTTCGCACTCCTGTTCGTACAGGTACGATTCGATGTCGTCGGTCATGGGGCGGCTCCTCGATGGGCCAAGGCTTTCGCACGTGCCGCCTCTCCCGCTTCTTGGGCGGCCTTCTTGGAAGGGAACCCACTCGCACTACGCGGACCTGCGACGAATGCCCACTTACCGTGCCCGACCGGGTGAACCCGAACAGGCCACTGCACATCCACAGCGACAGGCGCGGTCATGGCTGGGCTCCGGTGGCTTTGGCCAGGGCAGCCGCTGCGCGCTCCATCACGTACTCGTCGTCGAGCGCAGTCTGTGCGCCTCCGCTGTAGCCGACGATTTCCTGCAGAACCGCAAGTAGCTCCGGCGCGGCGGCGATCAGGCGGGCGTTGGCTGCAGCCACTGAGCCATCGCGCACTCCGTAGACTTCGCATACAGCCCCATGCTCCAAGCCTTCTTTAGCAGACCTAACCCGGCGCATATCTGTCCTAGAAAATTTGTTCTCAACGATTTCAGCGAGACCCCACGGCCCAGGCGTATGCGCGCTCATGCCGTCTCCCCGTTGAGCGCCGCGTACTCGGCTGATCGCGCCAGAAAGTCGCGCGCTTCATCCAGCTGCGTCTGCCACTCAGCAGTGGACTGCCACGAGCTGATGAAGGCTCCATCCAGCGCCTTGACCAGCGAAGCCAGAAAGGCCATCGCCTCATGCTCAAGCTGGCTGCTCATGCAGCACGCTCCATCCGCGCTTCGGCGGCATCGGTTGCAATGCGCTCCTCTTCCTCGCGGAGGGAGGCTTCGGCCATCTTCGAAAGCTCGCCGTCGATCGCGCGGGCCTGGACCTTCGCCAATCCCTCCAGCGCCCGGGTGACGCCAGGAGTGAGGCCAAGGCGATGCAGCGCGTACAGCGCGAGCGAAACTTGGGTGTAGTAGTCGCCGCTTAGCGTGCCGGAGACCCAGCTCTCGGCTTCCCGGATCTTCTTCGTGTCCTTGCGGAACTCGGCGGCACGGCCGTCAATACGCTCCTGCCAGTCCTCGGCAGACTCGACGCGCTCCAGGTGTGCATCAATCTCGTGCTCGATTGCTTTGAGGGCCATCTCACACCCCCCACGTCAGGAATGCGAGCAGGCCAACAACGCCCACAACAGCCCCGGCGCAGAACACCACGGTCATCGCAGCCCACTCGGCGCGGGATGTGCGGATATCGGATCGGATAGCCATGGCTTAGGCCTCCACCGGCTTGCCGCCGCGCAGCGTGTACCACGTGTCGGCCTTGATTCCGTCTCGGCCAGCGATGCCAGCCCACACAGCGATGACCTTGTAGTCGTCGTCTCGCTCAGCGAGGAACAGCGCGTTGCCGTCGCTACCCATGGCCTTGCCTTCATAGCCGCATGCCATGGCAGCGCCCTGGTCGCCGGTGGCGGAGGCAGCGCCCCGGTAGCCGGTGGCGGAGGCAGCGCCCCGGTCGCCGGTGGCGGAGGCAGCGCCCCGGTCGCCGGTGGCGGTCTCGCCCTCGGGTTTGGCGCGCGAGAACGTGTACTCGATAGCCGCCTTGATGATGCCGGGCAGGCCTATTTCGGCACTTACCTTGATCTTGCTGCTGGCGACCTTGCTGTCCTGCTCGTGCCTGCTGATTTGGCCCGACTGCTCAACCAGCGCAAAGCGCGAGCCGGCCGGCGGGTAGTAGTTGAAGACATCGAGCGGGTACTCGCAGGCATGGAAGCCGCGCTTGCACGCCTTGATGTCACCCTCCAGTTCCAGCGTCTCGCCGACCTTGTACTGGACGCGCTCGCCGCCATCGGGGTGGCATGCCAGATCCTTGTCGAAGCCCTTGTAGCCGATGAAGACTTCCTGAGGCTCAGCCTTAACTGGAGCCTTCCTGCTGCGCTTGTCCATGTTCCCGTCCTCTGCCCGGGGTGGGCTGACGGGAGTCACTATAGGCAATGCCTAGGTAACGTGCAATAGGCAATACCTAGGAATTTCGATAGATTCTCCCAATCGACCCCGGCCGGGCGATAGGCGCATGGCCCACATGGCGACTTCAGTAGCGGCCAGGGCGGCCGTCAAGGACTACAGCTAGCGTTGCTTTCTGGCAGCAACGCCTACATGTAGTGTTCCACGGCACATGAATGACCTCCGGCAACCCGGATGAACGCTTATGAACGCGTATGGAACTGTATGGACATCAAAAAGCGTTACCGAACTTCGGTAACTAAGATGTTCCACGCGCTATCATCAAAGCCGTCAATAGCGACCCGATCGATGGTCAGCAGCTTGGCAGACCGGTGGTTCAGGGGAACTTGATCCCCACGCAACGGTCGGAATGATCCCCCCTAAGGAGTTCTCAACATGCATCACCTAAAGCACAGCAAGTCGTTCTGGCGGGGCTTTGGTTCTGCATTCGATCTCTTCCCCGGCGCCAGCCGTCAACAAGCGCGAGCCCAGTTCCTATACGACACAAGGGCTGATATAGCCTTGGCGTCGGCGTGGGAGCAGGTAGGCAAGAGCCTCAACATAGCCTTGGAGAGCTATGAGCAAGAACAAGCCAGGGAACGGAAGTCAGAGCGGCCAGAAGCAAGGCTTGCCGCCGGCTAAACTTCCAGAAAACAAGGATGACCGGGAAAAGGTCATCGAGGCGGAAATCATAAAGGACCCGGCTGTCCTCAACAGGCCGGGTGTTCAGCAAATCTTGATGAGTATGCAGGTCTATCAAGGGCCTGTTCCGCCTGCAAAGCAGTTCGCTGACTACGAGGCGGCTGTCCCTGGGTCAGGCATGAGACTGATCGATTTGTCAGAAAAGGCTCTAACTGCTCAGAACGAGCGCGCGAGTTCTGCTCAGGACGCGGATTACGCGGAGGCGCGTCGGGGCCAGTGGATGGCGTGGTCTCTGGCAGTTTTTGCGATGGCTGGAGGCGTTGCTTTGGGACTTAACGGCGCCGCTTGGCCTGGCGCACTCTTCGGTAGTGGAGGGTTGGCCGCGATCATCTACTTGTTCATCCAAGGGAAAAAGCGCAGCTAGACAAACCCCGCTCCGGCGGGGTTTTTGGTGGCTAATAGCAGAGGTTTGGCGCGTTGTTGCAGATGGCGTCAAGCCTGGCTTCCGTATCCGCAAGCTTTTGCTGAGCATCTGCCAGGTCAGACTCCAACTGTTCGGCTCGATCCTTGGCTTCCTGCGCCTCGGCGAGCGCGTTTATCGCGTTCACTCGTGTGGCGTCAAGTTCGTCATAGCTCATGTGCTTTTGGCATCCAGAGATGAGCATTGCCAATGCGATCCCCATTGATAGCTTCATCCTTCCTCCTGAATCCAAGCTTCAATTGCCGTAAGCGCTACGTCTGTTAACGCGCCCTTGTGGAGGCCGCTGAATACGTGGCTGAGAATAGGGCTGAGGCGGCGAATAGATAGGGGCTTGGTACGGCTGACTGTATGGATCAACCGTTCCTTCTTGGCCTGTATACGGGTTGTAGTTCCCCTGAGTTGAGTAGTTGTCGTATGGATTGTTATTCGCCTCGCTGCGGTAGTGGCCTTCGACGTAGGTCCCGTCCGCACGGAAATAGGGCTGGACATAGGTCTGGGCGAATGAACTGCCCGCAAAAGCGATGCAGGAAATCAGGGTGACGCATGGCGCAATTTTCATTAGCTACTCCTTGCCGTTCTGGGATCGAAAACAACTCGCCTAAGTTTGGCGCAATCATCCGGACTTGCGCCCGCAAATCTGTAAGCCATCTTCTACAAAAGCATCGACCTCGCATGCATCAACGTATCCGTGCATCCGATCCAACAGATCGTCCAACTGAGGGTCCGTCAGGTCCGATAGATACGGAACGCCCCTAGTCATCAGGAAATGCGTCACCGCGATCTGCCATCCGTAATTATTGGCGATCACCATAATCTCGTGCATGGCCTTCGCGCGCGGGGACACGTCTACCGCCTGTAGCTCAGCCCAATTGGGCAGTGCTGCCTGCGCCACCTTATCGGGTTCAGGCGGTTTTTCTGCGCCTACCAGCCGCAGGTCTCTCGGCTTCCCCGCCTTCCTTTTCGACCGCTGGGCCACCAGCTCCGCTAGCTTGTCGATCTCCTGATCCAGATTGAACCCCATGTTCCGCCTCCAGTCTCTCTCGCAGTGCAATAGCGTTGCGTAGTGCGGTGGCGAACTCCTCGGGGGATCGCTCGATATCCAGCACCTCATTGGCTCCGAGTCGGACAGACTCCTTCGCCAGCCTGATCGCGGCAAGGATGATCTCTGCATCCAGTCGCGTGGGTTGCGACGCTGGCTGGCTGCCCATGTCGGCGGCCGATAGCCCCCAGTGCTCGGGCCCGACTACATCGCTGAAATACTGGAACAACTTGAACAGACGGGCCTTCGAAACACGGCCATGCTTCGTCCAGTCATAGGTTGACTCTGGCTTGACCCCGAAATGACGGGCAAGTTCTGACCTGTTCACGCCCTTCCGGACGCGAGCTGATTCGATTGCTGCGCCGAGCGCCTGACCTGTAAGCATTGCCTAATAGCACCACGCAGACCGGTGGTGTAGGCAATGCCTTGACACCCCGCCTAGGCAATGCCTATAGTCGCGGCCATGGACAATCCCGCAGACCCGATCAAGGCCGCTATCGACGCGGTAGGCACCCAGTCGGCCCTCGCGGCCGCCTTGGGGATCAAGACTCCATCGATCAGCGAATGGAAGGAGCGGGGCAAGGTCCCCGCTGCAAGAGTGCTGGATGTCGAGCGCCTGACGGGCGTCTCCCGCCACGAACTCCGCCCCGACATCTTCGGCCCCGCCCCGGCCCCGAAGGGGGAGGCGGCCTGAGATGAGTAGCGACGCGCTCCTGCAGTTGGCGCTTATGCCTCCGGTGTGGCTGAAGCAAATGCGTCGGTCCAACGGGCGAGGCACGCCGCCATCTGATCCCGAAACGTCGGCAGTGATTCGACCGCAAAGGCCCGGTCCGCTAGCTCCAACTGTGCGTGCTGCCAAATTGCCAGGGCGTGCTGTGGCTGAGGGTGAGACTGAATGAGTGTTGCCACGGCCAGTTCCAATGTTTCCTGCCGCGCCAGCATCGCTGCCAGCGTCTGGTCCGTCTTCAGCTGCACTTCCAGCAGCGCATGCAAGTCCATGCCGGTCTCCGTGGGTGAGGTTGGGTCGCGCCACCAATCCTACGGCCAGACCGGCGCCTATGCGGGCCACTCAGCGCCCAACCCTTCGGTAGCAGCACACGCCATCAATCCAGCGGATGGCGAACACCTGCCCGCACAGCCACACCAGCGTGGTGACGTTCGCGGGCTGTTCAACACGTAGAGCTTCCATCGGGCCTGTCCTTCGGGGCGGGCTCTCATTTGGTCCGAAATCCAACCGTCAACACGAGTCATGACCACACAACACTCGTTGCCACTGATAGGCCCCGTGCCCTCTATCGAGCGAGTCCCGATGCACCTCGTCGGCCTCTGCCGCACGTCGGGTGATGCGGTGCTGCTGGCTATCCGGGTCGCCAAGAAGTCCCAGCGCCAGGTCGCCAATGACATCGGCATGGAGCCTGCGCAGCTGTCCCGGATCATCTCGGGCAACGCGCACATGCCCGCCGACATGGCGCTGTGCTTCGCCCGTGCGGTGCGCAACTGGGGCTGGCAGCAGTGGGTGGCTCACTCCTGCGGGATGGACATGGTTCCGCGCACCGAGTCGGCCGAGGAAAAGCTCGCCCGTCTCGAAGCGGAGAACGCCGAACTGCGCATGAGGGCTGCCGCATGAACCACTCCGAGTACGAGCAGGTGCTGAAGATCATGCGCGACGAGGCGTTCGAGGCCGCGAAGCGCCTCCAGTTCCCGAGCGCCAACGTGATCCAGTTCCCGCGCGCCAAGCGCCTTCCCAGCCCCCAACCGACGCGCCCGAATGGGCCGGGGAGGGCTGCGTGAGTGCGAATGGCGAGATTTCGCGCACGGCCCCCGCGCACGCTGGTCCAGTGACCACGACGAGCAAGCACATGGCCAAGCAATCAGACTTCTGCCGCAAGGCGCTGGAGGCCCTCTACGCCGCTCCCATGACCGCTTACGAGCTGCGCGAGTACGACCGCCTGCGAGCGGACGAGATGGCCCGTGCTGAGGCGCGTAGAGCGCCGACGCCGCAGCGTGACTTACTGGAGGCCGCTTGAGCGACACCTACACAAAGCTGTTTAGGTCGATAGCGGCCAGCACCATCGTCAGCGAGCCGCTGGCGACTCGTTGGCTATGGGTAACGCTACTGTCCCAGGCAGACAAGGGCGGGAACGTCTACGGGTCCATTCCGGGTCTCGCCCGCCTGGCCAACATCAGCCTTCAGGAGGTCGAGCAGGCCTTGCAGTGCCTGATGTCGCCCGACCCCTATAGTCGCACCCCCGACAACGAGGGGCGGCGATTGGCGCCGATCGACGGCGGTTGGCGCCTCCTCAACCATGCCAAGTACGCGGCGATCAGGGACAAGGCGGAGCGTGCTGACTACAAGCGCGAGTGGGATCGGGCAAATCGGTCCAAGGCGGCAAAGTCGCCCCAGTCGGAATCCGACATTTCCGACACTCATCCGACAGATTCCGGCAATTCCGATACTCACGTCCCCACCAACACTAACACCAACACTAAAGATCAAAAGCATTCGTCATCGGCTACGCCGACTGACGCCGACGAACTTGCCCAGCGATTGGCTCAGGTCACCAGGGAGGCAGTCGAGGCCTACAACGCCTCGCCGCTGACCAAGCGCAACGGCGGCAATCTGCCGAACGTCTCGGCAAGCGTGGGCCGGGAGAAGCGCCAGCAGCAGGTCAGGCGCTGCCTGCGGGTTGCCAGGGAGATTTGCCGGGAGTCCACGGGTACGCCCCTGGTGACTCCCGAGTTCTGGGCTGCCTACTTCGACCTGGCCGCTGAGGACGACTTCTACGCAGGTCGAATCCGGGGCGGCGCTGGGCACGAGAACTTCGTCCCTGATTTCGAGACGCTGACCAGCGAGAAGACCATGTTGAAGCTCTACGACCGGCAGGTGGCTGCATGAGCGCTGTCCGCCAGGAAATCGAACGCATGGCCGAGTTGTATGGCGGACCCGATGTCAGCCAGCTGCGCGTGCCGCCCCATAGCACGGAGGCCGAGCAGGCGGTGCTGGGCGGCTTGATGCTGTCGCCAGCTGCGCTATGGGGCGTGCAGGATGTGCTCGCACAGGGAGACTTCTACCGCCGCGACCATCAGCGGATCTACGCGGGCATTCTGGAGCTTTCCGAGAAGCGTAAGCCGTACGACGCGGTGACGCTGGGGGACTGGTTTGAGGCACGCGGCGAATCCGACCTGATCGCTGGCGGCGACTACCTGATCGAGCTAGCGACCTCCACCGCATCGGCCGCCAACATCCGGGCGTGGGCCGAGATCGTTCGGGACAAGGCTCTGCAGCGGCGCTTGATCGACGTGGGGACCGAGATCGTAAACGCGGGCTTCGATGGCCGCTGCGACAGCGGCGACGCACTGGCGAGCGCTCAGACGCTAGTTCAGGGCTTGATGCCCAAGCAGCGCGGCGGCCTGTCACTGGCGGCTGACTCGCTCAAGGACTATTACCAGGACCTACAGGCTCGCTATGACTCCGAGGGGCGCCTGACGGGAATGCCGACGCCGTGGGGCGACTTCAACAAGCACACCCACGGGCTACAGCCCGGCGAGCTGGCGTTGTTTGCGGCGCGTCCCAGCATGGGTAAGTCGATCTTGGGCTTGAATCTGTCGCTGTTCGCCTCGCTGCGTGAGAAGCGCGTAGCCCTGTTTTCGCTGGAGATGAGCAAGAGGCAGATTCACCGCCGCAACATCGCCTCGCTGATGAAGGTGCCCCACGACTGGCTTTTGGCCCCCAGCAAGGAGGGCGATGACTACTGGCCTCAAGTAACCGAGGGCATCCGCCAGCTAAAGGCCTCAAATCTGTACGTGGACGACACGGCCGATCTGACGATCAACCAGGTAATGGCCCGCGCGCGAAACCAGCACCTGCAGGAACCGATCGACCTGCTGGTGGTGGACCACATCCATGACTTCAAAGTGGACGCCAAGCTGGCGCGCTTCGAGTACGGAAAGATTGCCCAAGGGCTGAAGACGCTGGCGAAGGAGTTCAACTGCCCGGTCGTTGCCCTGGCGCAGCTCAACCGCCAGATGGCAAATAGAGCAGACAAACGCCCGACGATGACGGACCTGCGTGAGTCCGGCGAGCTGGAGCAAAAGGCCGACCTGATCGTATTCCTCCACCGAGAGGACTACTACGACAAGGAGAGCTACATGCGCGGCGCGGTTGAGCTGATCGTGGCGAAGGGTCGTGACATCGAGGCTGGCAAGACCATATTGCTGCGGAATGACTATGCGCACATGGCGCTTCGCGACTGGGAGGGCCCAGCGCCTCAGCCTCCAGTCCAGTCATCGCCGAATAGGTCGACCGGCAGGGGATTCTTCCGATCGGGCAAGAGCCTGGCGGCGGGAGGTGATGAGTGAACCTCCACCGCGACAACTACATGGAGGCGGCGTGAGCATCGTCGAGAGAGCAAAGGAGCTGGCGCATCGCGCTCACGCCGGTCAGGTGGACAAGGCTGGCAAGCCATACATCGAGCATGTGGCTCGGGTTGCGGCGCGTGTCCGCGAGGACCGCATGTGCGCCAACGAAGACTGCAACGGCCGTGGAGAGGTCGTGGATTGGGGCAGTGTGGGCTGTGGAGACCCATCATGCTGCTCGCCTTGGAGATCGCCTTGCCCTGACTGCGAGGTGGCTGAGGCCGCCGCGTGGCTGCATGACGTAATTGAGGACGCGGCATGCGATGAGCAGAGCCGGATTGGCCACCACGTCGAGGACAACTTCCCGGTCACTGTGGTCAACGCGGTTCTTGCCTTGACCAAATTCGAAGGCTACCCCGAAAGCAACTACTACGCCGACATCCGAGAAGATGAAATCGCCATGCGAGTGAAGCTTGCCGACATCGCCGACAACAGCGATGAGGCGCGTTTGGCGCTGCTCGACAAGCAGACCGCTGATCGCCTGCGAAAGAAGTACAGGAAGGCGCTAAGGGAGCTGGGAGTTTCCGTGCCATGACCTGGACCCGTCCCACCGCCGACACGATCGAATGCCCGCCTTGGTCCATCCGCAAGGGCTGGTTCCTCACTGGGACGTGCTACCGGCTGTTCCGTACCAACCGACTAATCGCGATCTGCCCCACAGCAGAGAGCGCCATGCAACGTGCTGAGAGGGCATCCCCATGACCAAGCACATCCTCAACAGCGAAGTCAGCCTCCAGTCCTTCATCGGCGGCGTGCGCGAGCTGTGGCACTCGCGCCGGTATCTGGAAGTCAACGTCAAGGAAGGGAAGGGCAGGAGCGTCGAGCAGAACGCAGTGCTGCATGGCTGGTTCGGTCAAGTGGCGCGGGAGCTGCGACAGGATGATCCGCGAGGCGTGAAGCGCTTCTGCAAGCTGCACTTCGGTGTGCCGATTCTGCGTGCCGAGGATGAGGACTTCCGGGCCGCCTACGACCGCGTGATCAAGCCGCTGGTCTACGAGGACAAGCTCGTGGCGATGGACATCCTGCCGGTCACGTCCGTGATGACCACGATCCAGCTCGACCGGTGCATGACCGACATCCAGGACCACTTCCGCAAGCAAGGGGTGGAGTTGCTCTACCCGAAAGAGCGAGAGGCTGCATGATCAGAGATCTTTTGAATCTCCCGAAACTCCGCAGCGAGCCCTACCTAGAGTGGGTGCGCTCGCTTCCGTGCTGCGGCTGCGGCATCGTCGGTCGAAATCACGCGCACCACAGCATCGCGGACCGCCATGGCAGCAGCAAGCACAGCGACCTGGCGGCGATGCCGCTGTGCCCTGCGTGTCACGCCTGCTTGCACGCTGGTTGGCCGGATTGGGAGGACGAGTACGGCGCCCAGTGGCTGCACGTCTTCCGCACGCTGGACCGCGCTGCGTCCATGGGCGTGCTGACGGTAGATGCGAAGGCGGCAAGGGAGTTGTCATGAGGAAAGCAATTATTTCCCTGATCTCCATCCTTGCTGCTTACCTGCTTGGCTATGCAGCCGTGTGGCTAATTCATGGACCCGCCTGGGCCTGCATGTTGGGCGGATGGATGATGGTCTCGCTGAGTAGGTCCGGATCATGACCAACCTCAACACCATGTTTGCCGTGCTGGAGGAGCTGCCGCCCGGCAAGTTCACGACCGGCGACTACGTGCGCATGCGTCGCCGGCTGTTTGGGCGCAGTGCTGACGTTGGGACGCCTGCGCGCGAGCTGGACCGGGCTGTGGCCGAGGGCTATCTGTCCGTGGACGGCGGCGTGTACGAGGAAAGGAGGACGAAGTGAGGGGCCGGCACAGTGCGATGGCGCTCGGCCGGCTCAAGGCTGGCGCGATGAACAAGACTGAGGCGGCCTACGCCGCGAGCCTGGAACTGCGCAAGGCGGCCGGCGAGGTGGCCTGGTATCGCTTCGAGGGCGTCAAGCTGAGACTGGCCGACAACACGTTCTATACCCCCGACTTCGCTGTGATGCTGGCAGACGGCCGCATGCAGATGCACGAGGTCAAGGGGTTCTGGCAAGACGACGCGCGGGCAAAGATCAAGATAGCCGCAGAAATGTACCCGTTCGACTTCCTGGCCGTAAAGGCGACAGCGAAGCGGGACGGGGGTGGCTGGGCAGTGGAGCACTTCTGATGGCCAGTGCATCGCAATTGCAACGCGAGGCCGCGCTCATGCGGCGGGAAATCAAACTCAGGAAACGAGAGGGGGTGAGCCGTGGGTGAGATCGAGAACAACGCAACGCCGTTCCGTCAGTACTACTCACCGCGGCCGCTGCTGACGGTGGACCCGGATGACCTGCTCGGAGCCGCTGAGGCGGTGCAGGGCAGGCTCAAGCGGCTGTACAACGACCGTAGGTGCGGAGCGTGGCTGTTCGTCGCCGTCGACACGCTGGAGGCCTGGGTGATCCCAGAGACCCACACCTCCATGCCCTCCATCGAGCGTGACCTGGCGCGCGGGGTGTGGGGGCAGCGCCTTGTAGGACACTACCGTCGGGACGAGGACAAGGGCATCTATCCGAGGCCTGAGGCAATCGCCGAAGCGATCGCAGCCCACCTGGAGCTGCCTTTCGCCACAGCAGCTGCTCGACGTGACATCACGGCCGACACGATTTTGCAGGCCCTGGCTGAGCAGGCACGCGTTCCCGCCGATCAGCTGGCCCAGTACCCGGCGCTCTACCAGATCGCCCATGCCATCGCGGCCTCCCTTCGGGGGCGGGTGCTATTGCCGTTGACGCCTCCGGCCGAACAGGCAGCGTGAGGCAATGGATAGCCGCCTGCACGAAGCCGCCAAGCACCTGGCCCTGGAGTTCTCGTTGAGCCGGGCCGAGGCGCAGCGCGACCTCACGCCCATGGTGCTGGAGGGGTTGGTGGCCCACGGCCTGGCATTCGAGCGGAATGGCCGGGTGGCACTGACGGCGCTGGGCGGCCGCGTTCTGGCTGAGGCAGCCCGATGACTTGGCTCTGGCGTGACATTGGATGCACTAGTGCCGGGATAAAGCCCCGCATGAGGTTTCACCGGCTTCCGCGTTGGTGGGATTACACGATGCACGCCAACTGCGAGGCGTGGTTCATCCATCACCAGATTCGCGCCAACCCTGGGCGCCAGTACAGGGGCGACAAGCGCATGAGTGTCGACGAACCTGCGCAGCCCGAGAGCGGTTTGCCACGTCGTGGCGGCTTGGCCGGTTGCAGCCGGCCGGGTGACATTTCTTGCCGTGGGATCGGGCGCTTCTTTCCCAAGCGGAGCCGAAGCTAATGGCAGCCGCCCGGCAGATATTGGATCAATATGGGCTTGAGGCCGTCTGCGAGGACATCGGTCGCGGTACGTCTATGACAGCCATCGCCCAAGAGCGTGGCGTTTCGATTGGGTCGCTTCTGACGTGGGTTGAGGCCGATCCTGAGCGTTCCGCGCGCGTGCGCGAGGCGAGATCGGCAATGGCCCGATACTGGGATGAGAAGGCCGAGGCTGGAATCGAGTCCGCCGAGGACGAGTTCGCCCTGAAAAAGGCCAAGGAGTTGTCCCATCACTACCGGTGGCGGGCCTCGAAGATCGCGCCGAGGGAGTACGGCGACAAGGTCCAACACTCCAGCGACCCGGACAACCCGTTGCCGGCACCGCAGTGGATCGTCAACCCGGTGGCCCCGAGGGGAGAGTAGTGGCCCCCTCGCTCCGGCCGCAGGTCAACCTGCAGCTGCCCGTCAAGCTCCTGCCGATCCTCCAGCCCAAGCGCTTCAAGGTCATGCACGGGGGGCGGGGTGGGGCCAAGTCCCACACAGTCGCTCAGGTGCTGCTGATGATGTCGATGCAGCGCCAGTTGCGCATCCTCTGCGTGCGCGAGGTGCAGAAATCCCTGAAAGAGTCGTCCATGCAGGTGCTGAAGGACTACATCGGCCGGCTGGGGCTGGAGTCCTACTTCGAAGTGCTGAAAACGGAGATCCGCTGCCTCACGACAGGATCCACGTTCAGCTTCTCTGGCCTGAAGGACCACACCGCAGACAGCATCAAGTCTTGGGAGGGTGCGGACATCGTCTGGGTCGAGGAGGCGCATAGCGTCACGGCTAGGTCGTGGAACATCCTGATTCCCACAATCCGCAAGGCGGGGTCAGAGGTCTGGATCACCTTCAACCCGGACCAGGAAGACGATTACGTCTACGATCGCTTCATCAAGCAGCAGGACCAGAACGCCTGGGTGTGCGAGATCAACTGGCGTGACAACCCGTGGTTCGGGTCAGAGATGGACGAGGAGCGGCGCACGCTCCAGGCAATCAATGACGACCTCTACCAGCACGTCTGGGAGGGTAGGTGCCGCAGCGTGGCGGGCCTCCTGTTCAAACGCCCGTGGCTGAAGAGGTTTGATCTGGCTAGCCAACCCGAGACGCTGAACAAGTACATCGCCAGCGACTATGCCGGCGGGCCCGACCCAAACAATCCCGACAGCGATCCGGACTACACAGAGCATGGATGCGCAGGGCTGGACCACAACGGCGACCTTTGGTTCGTGGACTGGTGGAGCGGCCAAGAGGATCCGGACACTTGGATCAAGGCGTGGCTGGCGATGATCCGGCGCAACAAGCCCCTGGCCGCCTTCGAGGAAAAGGGCGTCATCCTCCGAGCGGTGGACGCCTCGATTAACAAGGCGATGCGCGAGGCTGACACCTACGTGGCCCGCATGCCATTGGCGAGCGCGGGCAATAAGGCCAGCCGGGCACTTGGCTTCGCTGCCCGAGCCGCAGCCGGCACCGTGTGGGTTCCCAACACCGATTGGGGGGATCGCCTCGTCAACCAGCTCTGTGCCTTCAACGGCCAGGATGGGCGGCGAGACGACATGGTGGACGTGTGCAGCTTGCTGGCGCGCGGTCTGGACGACATGACTGACGCCCGGCCGGCGGCTCCGCCGAAGAAGGATCCACCTAAGCCATTCACCCGCCAGTGGTTCAACGAGGTAGACCGCCTCAACAGCCCAGACCCCGAGGCGAACGCGCGCTATTACCGTTGACGCGATCTGGCAGCCTACCAGGCTGCTGAAATGACTGACCCGACCGCACCGGTAGACCAGACGCCGGCACTGCCGCCTGCCCAGCCTGATCCCATGAAGATGCAGGCGCGCGAGGAGGCCGACGTAAAGCGGTGGCTGGATCGGTACGAGGCAGTTGGCACATTCGACGAAGAAGCCCGCAAGCAGTACGCCAAGGACCGCCGCTACGCGCGAGGCGACTCGGGGTTTGAGGTCGACGCCAACCTGATCGGCACGAACATCGACATTCTGGAGGCGCACCTGTATGCGCGTGATCCTGATTTCGATGTCGTGCCGGGTCGGGCCATGCGCCCGCCAGATGCGATTGCCCTGCGCGACGCGCTCGACGACCAGCTGCAGGGGAGCCCCGAGGCAATCCAGGCTGGTGCTCAGGCCGCGGCTCAGGCGGTCGCAATGGGCGCACCTCCTGATCAGGCTATGATCGCCGGCCAGGCGGCCCAACAGGCCTACATCCAGCAGCAGATCAGCCAGCAGCTGACCGACATGCGCAAGGCGTACATGCGCCGGCAGCGGGACATCAAGGCGTTCGCTGAGTCGCTGGAGATCGTGGGCGAGCGCATGTGGGAGGACGCCCAGCTCAAGCGCCGTGGTCGCCCGCTGGTGCGTTCAGGTCTGACAGTCGGGCTTGGCGTCATCAAGGCAAGCTGGCAGGAGCGCACTGCGCCGAGCCCTGAGACGCAGAAGCAGATCAACGACCTTCAGGAGAACCTGGCACGTGCAAGGGCGCTGCAGCAGCAGCTGATCGACGGATCGCCCGGCTTGGTCACCCGTGCCTGGGATTTCGCCAAGGGCGTGTTCGGTGACGATCAGGAGGCCACGGTTGTCGAGTTGGAGCGCCAGCTCCAGGCTATCCGGTCCCAAGCTGACCCGGTCGTGGCGCGCGGTTTCGTCGTCGACAACGTGCAGCCGGAGAACTTCCGTGTGGCGCTGGGCTTCACCATCGCCAACCATCTGGATGCGCCGTGGTGTGGCGACCACTTCTACCTGGACTTCGATGCGGCGCTGGCAGCTTTCGGCCCCCGGCTGGCGCAGTTCGACAACGAGGGCAGGGCAGAGCGTGTTCTCGGCCAGGCCACGAGCTACACGCCACGCAAGCCGGTCATGGTACAGACCGACTCTGGCTCGCTGACCACCCCGGAAGCCACTGAGGCCGATGCCTTCGAGAAGGGCAGCACGGCCAAGACGCCGAAATTCGTCCGGGTCATAGAGATTTGGGACGCCACAAGCAGCACGGTCCTGACCGCGATCGAGGGCCTGAGGTTCTGGGCCAAGGATCCGTGGACGCCCGTCAGCACGACCCGGTTCTACCCCTACTTCGTGTTCACCACCAGCGAGGTGGACGGTCAGCGTCACCCGCAATCGCTCGTCACGCGCACCATGAAGCTGGTGGACGAGTACAACCGGATCGGCTCGGCTGAAGCGGAGCACCGGCGGCGCATCCGGCCCAAGATGATGTTCGCGGCTGGACAGCTAGCGGAGCCGACGGTTACGAAACTGGCTAAGGGTGTGACGCAGGAGATGGTGGCTGTTGAGGTCACCAATCCCCAAACGCCTTTGGCCAACCTGTTCTATCCAGTCCCCTACGCTCAGATCGACCCAGCGCTGTACGACCGGCAGCGGATCATCAACGAGATCGAGCGCATCTGGGGCGTGCAGGAGGCCTTGGCCGGCGCTGTGACTCAGGGCAAGACTGCAACCGAAGCTGACATCCAGCAGCAGGGATTCCAGGCGCGCACTGGCGCTAGGCGCGACCAGCTGGAGAGCATGCTGTCGGACCTGGCGCGCTATACCTGCGAGGTGTGCTGGGCCTATCTGACCGTCGAGGACGTGCAGGCCATCGTCGGTCCGAATGCGTTCTGGCCACCGTACACAAAGCCGGGCGATCTGGGGCAGTTTGTCACCGTGAGCATCCGCGCCGGCTCGTCTGGCAAGCCGAACACCGCGCTGGAGCGTCAGGCATGGTCCACCCTCCTACCAATGCTCCAGCAGGGCATTGCCCAAATCGGACAGCTGCGTCAGGCCTCGCCGGCCAGCATCGCTGATTCGCTGGAGCAGCTGCTCAGGATCACGGCTGAGCGCAGCGGCGAACGCTTCGACATCGACCAACTCATTCCGCAGGGCGACAGCGACCCGTCTGCGCCTCCGGCTATGGGCATGCAGCCGAGCCCAATTCCGGGCGTGCCAAGCGCCCAAGCCGCCGTCCCCGCGCAACCCATGGCGCAGAACCCTGCGCCCCCTCAACCCGCCCCCCTCTGACCAGGAGCACCCATGGACCCCGAGAACAACACCCCGCCGGCAGACTCTACGCCGCCCGCCGAACAGACGCCCCTTGAGGCCTTCGACGCCGGCATGGCCGCGGCTGAGCCCTCGATCGACGAGCTCGCCCCGGCGCCCGCTCAGGCCCAGGCCGAGCCCCCGCCAGGCACCGTTGAGGCGAACGAAGCCGCTGCCGCTGCAGCATCGGCGCCGCCCGCCGCCGAGGGCCAACCCCCGGCCGATCCTCCCGCGGCTGACGACACCGCTGCCGAAGTCCAGGCGCTCGGCCTGAAGGACAAGGCCGCTGACCGTTTCCGTGAACTCTCCGAAGAACGCAAGACCATGGCGCCCTTCCGTGAGGCGCTGGACAAGGCGGGCATCAAGGACGCCGCCGAGCTGCCCAAGCTGGTCGAGCGCGCCAAGGTCGGCGAGGACATGGTCAACATGGTCATGGAGACCGGCGCTTCGCCTGAGCAGTACGGCAAGACGCTGGATTACCTTGGGTTGCTGGGGCGCTTGGGCAAGGGCGATACCGCGGCTGGCGAGGAGGCCTGGAAGCTCATGCAGGGCGAGTTGGCCGCGCTGGCTCAGCTGCTGGGCCGCGAGGCACCCGGCCACGATCCGCTGGACCAGCACCGAGATTTGGCTGATCTGGTCACCGCAGGTGAGATGCCGAGGGAGCGGGCCTTGGAAGTCGCCCAGCTTCGCGCCCAGCAGGCCGTGCAAGGGCAGGGATTCCGTCTCCAGCAGGAGCAGCAGGCCGCACAGGCCGCCGAACAGCAGGGCCGCACGTGGCTCCAGCAGTTCGACGCCACCATGGGCGCAAGCGATCCGAACTACGCCGCAAAGCGGCCGATGCTCAATGCGCTGGTGGCCAACATTCGTCAGACCGTGCCTCCCTCGCAGTGGCCCCAGGCCGTGCAGGCTGCGTATGCGTCAATTCCTTCATTCCCAGCTCCTGCGGCGTCCGCCTCAGCCGCGCCGGCTCAGCCCGCGAAGCCGCCGCCGGGCCCGATGCGGCCCTCCGGCCCGCAGCCGTCCATGCTGCCGGACAACGCCAGTCCGATGGAGGCGCTTGACTTCGGCATGCGCCAGGCAGGTTGATCAGAAAGAGCCCGGCGAGCCGGGCTCTCCTTTTTACCGTTGACGCCCCTTGACAGGGGCATAGCGTGGTCATGTCGCCCGCAGGCGACACCACGCAAGCAGTACGCCGGAGTCGCGCCCGGCAGGGCCGCAAGAGGGTTCGCCCGCCTCGATGCCGTGGATGGAAGTCACCCCATTCCCCTCATTCGAGAGCACGACCATGCCTTTTACCGCCGCTCAGATCGCTCAGGGTGCGAACTACACCCTGGAGACGTTCCGCCGCAACGCCCCGATTGACAACATCAACATCAACCATGTCCTGCTGAAGTGGTTCATGGACAACAAGGCCGTGTCCGTCTTCGGCAACGGCTTCTACAACGAATCGGTGTTCGTCTCGAACGACTCGAACTACCAGAACTATTTCGGCGCAGACCAGGTCACCTACAACTCGCGCGACCCTGTCCGCCAGGCGAAGTACACCTACGCCAACTATCACGACGGCTTCTGGTTCGACGAGGACCGCCTGAAGGCCAACAACATCGTGATCAGCGAGGACGGTATGGATCCGGCCACGACCTCCGAGAAGGAGCAGTTGGTCAACCTGCTGGAGGTGTCTTTCACTGCGCTCCAGAAGGGCATCCAGGATGGTCTGGCTCTGGAAACCCTGCAGTCGGGCGCCCAGTCCGCCAAAGCTGTGGTCGGCCTGGACGCGCTCGTGAGCACCACGCCCACCGTCGGCACCGTCGGCAACATCGACGCGAGCGTTGCGACCTACTGGCGCAACAACACCAACCTGGCGATCAGCACCGGCACCGTGGGCAACGTGTCCAACGGCATGGATGCGATGTGGGACAACTGCGTGCGCTACGGCGGCCGGCTGCCCAACAAGATCGTCTGCGGCTACGCCTTTTACACCGCGCTGAAGAACGAGGCACGCACCCAGACCACCCGCGAACTGTCCGGTGGCGGCGTGGCCCAGGGCGGTGTGACCTACGACGTGGCGACGAAGGGCCTGTACTACCGCGGCATCCCGGTGGAGTGGGATCCGACCTTCGAGCAGCTGGATGCCGTGGTCGGCGCGATCACCTATCCCTGGACCAAGCGCTGCTACTTCCTCAATAGCGACGTGATCAAGTTCCGTCCGATGAAGGGCGCCTGGGACGTGAAGCGCAAGCCGCAGCGCCTGCCCGACCGGTATGTCCTGTACTTCGGCAACACCGGCTCCTACGGCATGACCACCAACCAGCGCAACGCCACTGGCGTGCTGTCCATCGCCTGAAAGATCGGCTCCGGTTCGCCGGGCCCTCCTTCCTCACATACGAGACCACGCCCATGAACCTTGTGACGCTCACCACGACCGGCCAGCAGCTGGGTCGTTCGCCCTTCCTCACTGGTGGCGACGCTATCGCCATCAATCTCTCGGCCAGCTCCGCCACGATCCAGGGCGCGGACACGCTGTCCGGCACCTACACGACCCTGGCAACCGTGCCGGCCACCACGATGATGTTGGTCACCAACCTGCCCAAGTTCGTGAAGCTCTCGGCGGCTGGCACCGGCGTCTACCTGCAGGGCAGCGGCGGCTCCTGATCGGGGGCCGCTTCAGCCTGACCCACTCACAGAGCGAGACCCGACATGACCGATTCAACCAAGACCTTTCCCGTCCTCCTGCTGGACATCAAGCGCGGTGTCGATCACATCCCGTTCGAGGCGCTGGAGCATGAGCTGCCGATCCTCAAGGCCATCCATTTGGAGGAAAACGTGCAGGTGTTCGATCAGGAATACGGCGAGGTCGAGTTGCCCAACGACGCCGATGCGGAACTGCGGCGTCTGCGCGCCAAGTACGACGACAAGAACGACCGCATCGTGTTCCAGATCTATCGCAACCCGAAGGACGTGGCCGACGCCACGGGCTTAAAGGTGACCGGCTCGTCGACGACCGTCCAGCAGTCCGCGCAGATCGTCAACGACAAGCCCGCCAAGGCCAAGGCCGCCAAGGCCAGCTGAGTCGCTCGGTCAGGAGTGACACCCGGGGCCGGCTGGGCAACTGGCCGGCCCCTTCTTCATCGGAGCATGCGTGGACATCAGCCAGATCAACTGCGATTGCCAGAGCGAGACCTACGGCAATCAGACGCTCAAGGAGTTGCGCGGGCGGCTCATGTCGCGTCTGGGCTACGGCGCCCAGGTCGCAGCGCCGCCGCCAGGCATGAAGGATCTGCTGAACGATTTTTTGCAGGCTGCGCAGCGCACGCTCTACGAGCGCACCCGTGGCTACTTCCAGCTGGAACGCTACTTCAGCTGGCCGCTGACGGCCGGCGTCCGGCTCTACGACCTCATGGGCAATGAGCAGACCTGCGACAAGCGCATGAATCCAGGCAAGGTCACGTGGGTCGGCATCCAGAAGGATGGCATCTTCCGCCCACTGTGCCGCGGCATCGAGCCGCGCATGTATTCCACCGATGAGACCGGAATCCCTGAGCGCTACGAGATCCGGGAGTGCATCGAAATCTGGCCTCGCCCCGACGAAACAGAGGGGCAACTGGTCATCAAGGGCATGTTCGGCCTTGATGATTTTGCTGAGGATCTGGACCGGACCACCATCGACTCTGAACTGGTGTTTCTGCTGGCCCTGGCCAACGCCAAGAGCCACTATCGTCAACCTGACGCGCAGACCTACTACCAACAGCTGGAGGTGATGCTGCAGAACATCGTGGCCGGGTCGCACCAGACGGCGCGCTATATGCCTGGAGACCGCGCCATCGCGCCTGTCTACGTTCTGCCCAAGCCTACGGTGCCATTCGCATGAGCGGCAGGCCAGTTCGACTCAACGCGGCCAAGGGCGGCATCGATCGCCAACGGACCAAGGGCGGAGCCAGTCCCAACACCCTTTACATGCTGCTGAATGGGTACGTGACTGCTTCAGGCGCGATCGAGAGCCGGGATGGGACATCGCCTGTCAACTCGGGCTTGGCGAACACGCGCGGCCTTGTCGCCCACAATGGCGGGCTGGTGGTCTTCACGCACCAGCAGGTCAGCATTCCAGCCAGTAACCCGCCTGTCAGCGCTGAGATTCTGGTCAACCGCAACGATCCCACCCAGCCGATCAAGGAAGTTCACTTCGCGGCAGCCTTTCTCGGCTACCTCTATGTTGCTGCGGAGTACAACAACGGCGACGTGATCCATTACTGGCTGCGCAGTGTCGATGCATGGCAAGCTGGCAAGGCCTACACCATCGGCGATGTGGTGCGGCCAAATACGCCAAATGGGTTCACTTACACCGCCCAGCGCGTTTCCAGCGCCTACCCGACCTGGCAACCGAATGTTTCACGCGTTACAGGCGAGAAGGTCGAGCCCACGACAGGCAACAGCTACTACTACGAGGTCACCAACACGGTGGGTGATGCCCCAAGGAGCGGCACAATTGAGCCGACTTGGCCAGCTATTACTGATTCTGTGGTCTATGAGGATGTGGATCTCGGGACCACGTCCAACCCCAATCCGAACGCGTCCTCCGGGACTGGCGAAACTTTGCCAAGTGATGTTGACGACCGCTATGGCAACAGTAGTGGCCCGCGGTGTCCGCATGTGGACGCGTGGGTCGTCGAGTATCGCCGCGGGCTGATCCGCGCTGGAGACGTGCTCGTGGGAGACCGCTTGCTGCTGGCAGATCCGGGATCCCTGGAAGATGCCTGGGGGGAGGTGACTTACTCAGAGCTTGCTCAGGCTCCCGGGGTACGCATAGGCACGGAATCTGGGTTGACCCTGACTTGCTCGGACACTGCGCCCATCCCGGTCGACGGGGGCTATCGAGCCGCGCCGGACACTCTGCACCACGCTGTGCCAATGCGTGAGCTTGGCCGGGTCATAATCACCACCGTGGTGCATGTCGGCTTGATCCCAGTCCAGCACATCACCGTGGGCGATCGCTGCTTCTGGGTTGGCGATATGCCTGATGGCCTGTTTCTCCACCACAACATCAAAATGGTTGACGAGGCTCAGGCATGACCGCGCCAAAGTGGAAACCATCGACAAGCTATGCGCCGAATACCATCGTTCAGCGCGCAACAGCTCTGCCGGTAACTCCTGCTCAGGTCGTGAACGGCGACTTCTCGTCTGGTGCGTCCGGCTGGACTTTCGGCAGTGGTGCCGGCGTGGGGGGCGGCGGCTACGGTGGTGGGAACTGCGTCAACTTCAACGGGACGGCTGGCGTCGTTCAGGTTGCTCATGACCCCGTTGCTTGCGGCGCAGGCGTTGGACTCCGCGCGTCGTGCTTCTATGCCCAGGGCGCGGCCAGCAGTGGTCACAATGGCGGCCGCGTGTTCCTAAGGTTCCTTGGCCCTGGCGGTGTTTCGCTTGGCTCGCCGGTATACGGGAACACGGTCGACAGCAGCAGCGGAGGTTGGAAGTCGTCCTCTGTCGCGGCGTCATCGCCAGTGGGGACCTTGCAGGTTCAGATTGGCATTGAGGTGAACCGAGACCGTGGCGACACTTCGTTCGCCGACAACTTCACGTGGTCGCTGACGACTGCCGCCACGGCGGTGGGCTTGGTCTTCAAGGCCACCCAGGCTTCGGCGGCCACTTCAGGGGCTACTGAGCCAACCTGGCCTACGACAGCGGGAGGAACTGTCACTGACGGCGGTGTGACGTGGACGGCCATCCTCGCAACTCGCGTTGAGTGGACCGCGCGACCGCTCCTTGTGTCAGGTTCCACCGAGCCGCAATTCACCGCTGCCGATGGCACTCTGACCTCAGACAACACCATTGCGTGGCTCGCTGATACCAGGGAGATCAAGGACAGCAAGTGCCCGCACTCCAAGGTGGTGGCTATCATGTCGTCTCACGTGTTCGCCGCTGACGGCGACATTGTGAGGTTCAGCGCCTCTACCAACCCGCTGGACTGGACGAGTGAGTCAAACGCGGGATACCTGCCCACCGGACTGCAGCAGGACAACGCCAACGACATGCTGGTGCTCAACCAGTACCGGTCGAACCTTGTCTCACTGAACGCATCGGTTTTCCAGCATTGGCAGATGGATCCAGATCCGACGGCGATGGCGCTGTTGGACCAGCTCCCCGGCATTGGATCGGTGTGGCAGAAGGCTGCTGCTCCAGTGGGGACCGAATTGTTCATCTTGACGGCCCAAGGTGTGCGCTCTATCGGCGCATCGGCAGCGACACAGAGCCTGACAACAGGTGATGTGGGCATGCCGGTAGATCCGCTGGTAAGGGACGCGCTCAAGACGGCGCTTGCGACAGGTAAGCAGCCTGTCGGCACCTATGTCCCTGGCGCTGGGCAGTACTGGCTGGCCTTTCCTGACCACCCGGAGGTTGGTAGATCCACTGTTTTCGTCTACTCGATGGTGGCCGCGACTAAAGTGCGCGCCTGGAGCATCTACGAGTACCCGTTCGCCGTTGAGGCCTTCGCCCAGCTGGGGAACGATCTCTACATTCGGCACGGCGATGAGATAAGCGTTGTGTCTGAAGGCGTGACTTCGGACACCGTGGGCGGGAAGGCCATCGACTTCCCCGGCCAGGTGCAGTTCCAGTGGCTGGACTTGGGCGGACTTGGCGGCGGCAAGATGATGGAAGGCTTCGACATCGTAGCTACGGGCTCGCCCCGGGTAAGCGTCGGCTACGACCAGCGCGACGCGGGCGCCTTTACTCCGCCCTACGCTGTTCCTGCCGACACCATCCCGGGGGGCATCATCCCCTTGGCTGTTACGGCGCCAACGATGTCCATTCGCGTGGATTTCGACGGCGGCGAACCGTGGAGCTTGCAGGAGGTCAGTCTTTACATCTTCGACAACGGGGGAGGGCCGTAATGCTGACAATGAGCGCCCCTGTCCTGGCTGATTTCCTGCATGTGGCGCACCACATGCGTGAGGATGAGCGCGCCCAATGGCTCGCCCTAACGGGGGCTAAGGCCTACTCGCCTGACTCGCTGGCATTGGCCGCCGCTTCCGGCTCCGGATACCGCTGGGCTGTCCGTGACGAGGGACGCGCGGTGCTGATCGGCGGATTTGACGAGGTGCGTCCGGGTGTCTACGAGGCCTGGCAGATGAGCACGGCCGACTCTTGGGCGCGCTGGTGGCGCTCGTTCACCCGGATCAGCCGCCGGCTGATCGAGTGGATGGTGGGGAGCCATGCTCACCGCGTGCAGGTTGTGGCGCAGGCCAGTCGAGTCCAGACGCATGCTTGGTACTCGCGCAGCCTCGGGCTGACATGCGAAGGGGTGTTGACTGGCTACTACGCCGACCGTACAGACGGGCTGATGTTTGCGAGGTGCGCATGAGCGGCGGGTCCAACAATGCAGGCAAGGAAGCCAACCGCATGGAAAAGGAGCGCCAGGCGCGGATCGCCGCCACGCAGGCAGCGGTCAACAACGTCTTCAATAGCTCTGGCCGGGCTGCTGACATCGCTGATGTCGTGAACGCGACGCGCGACTACTACACCGACCAGCTGAACACCCAGAAGGCCAGCAGCGACCGGGATCTGCTGTTCTCTCTGGCGCGCGGCGGTTTGATCGGCGGGTCGGCTAACATCGACCTGCAGCGCGACCAGAACAAGGCCTACAACAGCGGCCTGTTGGATGTGGAGCGCAGGGCGCAGGGCGCCGGTAGCGATCTGCAAGCCGCAGACCAGACGGCTCGGGCCAACTTGATCTCGCTGGCGACCTCTGGACTGGACTCGACGACAGCCGCACAGCAGGCCGCAGCCGCGCTAAAGACGAACCTTGCCTCAGCTCAGTCGACGGCGACGGCTAACGCGCTTGCGGACGGCTTCAGCAACTTCAACACCACCCTCAAGCGGATGCAGACGCTTTCTGACGAGCGCCGCGCCAACCAGGCGGCGAATCTCAGCCTGTATGGCAGTACGGGCGGCATGTACGGGGGGTACGGGAAGTGATCGTACGCAAAGCAACTCACGATGACGTGCCGGCAATTCTTGCCATGGGCGCGGCTTTCTTCGCTGCCAGCGGTTACGGCGCGCTAACCAGCTTCGACCCCGACCACGCTTCGGTGGTGGTGGGCATGATGATTGGCACCGGCACGCAACTAGTGGCCGAGCACGAGGGCGCCTTGGTCGGCATGGCTGGCGCGGTTGTAGCGCCGCACACCTTCAACTTCCGCGCCCTGATGGCGCATGAGGTCATGCTGTGGGCCATGCCGGAAGCACGCGGGCTTGGCGTCGGCCGGGCGCTGTTCAAGGCATTGGACGCCGCGTGCGAGGAGGCCGGCGCGGTCGGCCTGCAGATGCTGATGCTTGAGAACAGCCCTCCCCATGTCGCGGATCTGTACGAGGCCGAGGGTTTCCGGCCCAGCGAGTCCGCCTGGACCAAGAGGTACACCTGATGGCCCTTACCACCGGCACCGCCATCGCCTTGGCTCTGTCAGCGGCCGCCTCGGCCGCGCAGTACCAGAACAGCGTCAATACGGCCCGTAAGCAGGACAACGCCGCGACCCAAGCGATCCGCAACCAGAGCGCGATCCAGCAGCAGGCCGATGCTGACGTTAACAACGAGGTCCAGAAGCTGGCGCAGTCCAATGCGGCGGACGACCGTGCGAATCGCCTGAACCAGTACATGGCCACCCTCCAGCGCGGCAGGCAGCAGGCCAACGCCGGGCTGGGCGGCGAATTTGGCTCCGATGCCTTCAGGACTGACAGCGCGGCCGCACAGCAGGCCGTTGCGGACAAGGCGGCCACTACGGCGGGCCTGATGTCGCGGATCGATGCCGGCGCGCTCCAGCGCCAGGGCGAAAACACCAGCTACGGCAACCTCGCCACCGACCTGGGGCTGATCCAGCGTCAGGCGGCCGGCCAGGCATACGTCGACAGGCTGCGCCAAGCGGCCATCCGCCGGAATCCCTACGTCGATCTGGCAGCCGGGATTGCCGGTGGCGCGGCTGGCGGGATTGGCGGCGCCTATGACGCAGCTGCGCTGGACACCAGTGCAGTTAATGCGGGGATGGCAGCGAACAGCGCGAATCTGACCAGGAACTACGATGCAAGGATCGCGGCCCAGATGCGCGGGATCTACGGAGGCTGACCATGGCTGATCCCTACTTCGAACTCGGCGCACAGCTGGGGAATCTCGCCACCGGCGGCTGGCGTGACAATAGCCACAAGGCCTACTACGACCAACTCGGCCGGGTGGGGCAGGCCGAGGGCTTGCTGGCGCAGGCCCGCAGTCGTCGAGCCCAAGCGCTCATCGACGAGGGTCAGCAGCAGCAGATCGGGCGGTGGGCCGCAGATCCTGCAGCCGCCGCTGCGGAGCTCGGCACCACGCCGGGCGGAATCGGCGTCCTTCTCGGCGGCGGCGGCAACGCAGCGCAGCTGGCGACGGCGCTGGGAACGCTCGGAGAGACAGGATTCCGGCGCGACGCCGCTGCGCGCGCGACACTGGGCGACTGGAACGGCGCCAATGCGGCGCTGATGGGTGTCGCCAATGGCCCGGTCCAGTTGGGCACGGTCGAAGGTCAGAATTTGCTGCAGAACCGACTACTTGTCGGTGGCGGCGGCATCTCGACCACCGAACAGGGGCAGGCCGGAATCGCCGCAGACGCGGCCCGGGCTCGTGCGTCCGACGCCAGTGCGGCGAGCAGCTACGCTAGTGCTAACGCCACCAACCAGCGCCTGCAGATCGCCAAAGACCAGTTCGCGCTACAGAGGGCAGGCAGGTGGGATCCGTCCGGCGCCAACATCGGCGCGACTCCGGCGTCTAAGGCCACAGAGGGCGAGCGCAACGCGGCGGGCTTCTTACAGCGCATGCAGGCGGCCAGCGGCGAGCTTGGCGCCTTGACCGATGCTGGCTACGACCCGACCAATCTGCGCGATTTCGCGACTGCGGGGTCGCTGCTGGGCAACTTCGCCGCCAGCGATCAGGGCCAGCAGTACCACCAGGCAGCCATGAACTGGATCCGCGCCAACCTGCGCAAGGAGTCGGGTGCAGCGATCGGCAAGGATGAGGCCGACAACGAGTACAAGAACTACTTCCCGCAGCCGGGTGACTCGGCGGCGGTCATCCAGCAGAAGGCGCGCAACCGCGCGGTCACCGAGAGCGCAATGCGCCAGTCTGCCGGGCGTGCATTCCAGCCTGGGGCGCTTCTTGGTGATTCGCCTGCGGCTTCCGCTACATCCTCGCCCGTGCAGCGCGCCCGCAACCCTAAGACGGGCCAGACGCTCGTGCTGGTCAACGGTCAGTGGGTGCCAGAATGACCACGCCCCCGCTTCCGCCTGGCTTCGTGCTGGATGAGCCGCCTCCGCTCGAGATCGAGATCAAGGGCGGCCGGCGGGCCAGCCAGGCCACGCCTCCGTTGCCGGAGGGCTTCGAACTGGAGACTCCGGGCACGCCTCCCGCTGCCAACAACTCCGCGTTTGCCCGGATGATCAGCGGCGAGTCTGCGTCCCAGGAAGGCGGCTTCCTGCGTGATCTGGGCATGTCCGCGCGCTCGGTCATTCAGGGGGCTGGCGGGCTACTCGGCAGCGTCGGCGATGCCTTCAACCACTATCTCGTCCCGGGCGATCAGCCGAGCTACCGGGAGGCCGCATCCGCCCTGGCCGACAGGATCGGCCTGCCATCTCCTCAGACCAAGCAGGAACGAATCCTGGGCGATATCGGCGAGGCGCTGACCGGCACGGGACTGACGATGGGTGTGGGTGGGCTACTCAATGCCGGTCGTCAGGCTGTCAGTGCAGCCGCGCCTACCGGAGGCCAGTTGCTGGGCGACTTCCTGACCGCGCAACCTGTGTTGCAGACCGTAAGTTCCGCTACGGGCGCTGGAGCTGGCTCCATGGCGCGCGAGAATGGCGCAGGAGTTGGCGGGCAATTAGCAGCCTCACTGCTCGGCGGCTTGGCGCCAGGCGCCGTGACTACCTTGCCAGCGATGACTGCGCGTGGGGCCCTCCGGGGAGGCGAAAGCAGCCGTAAAGCTCTGGCCGATGCCATTTCTGACTTCAGTGTCCTGGGATCGACTCCCAGCGTTGGGCAAGGAACTGGCGCCTGGAGCCGCCAAGGTGCAGAGAGCCTGCTTGCGGCTGGGCCGACCAGCGCCGGGGTCATCGGGCGATTTGCCGACCGCCAATCGGAAGAACTAGGAACGGGACTGCGTGCACTCGCAGACGGGCTATACAGGAACCCGAGTGCTGAGCGAGCTGGGCGGGCGATCGAGCAGGGAATCCGCGGAGATGGTGGTTTTATCAAGACCTCGCGCGAGCGTGCCGACCAGTTGTACGGCCTTCTTGATCAGCAGATTGCCCCGGATAGCCGCGTGGGCGTGAGCAACGTGCGCCAGGCATTGGCAGATTTGAATGCTGAGATTCCGGGCGCTCCAAGCGTGTCCCGATTCTTTCAGAACGCTCGACTTCAGGGCATCGAAGGCGCTCTCGCGCAAGATGCTGGCGGTATTGAGGGCGCACTGAGCCGTCCAAACGTCCGTGCGGAAGCCGATCGCATTCGGCAGGAATTGAATGAGCGGGCAGCTGTGCGCCGAGCCGAATTGGCTCAGGAGGCTCAGATGCAGCGCGGGGATTTGGTCGCCGAGGCTGGGAACCGGCGCGACACGCTGATGGCTGAAGCTCAACTCAAGCGGGAAAGGCTTGAGAATGCCGCCGAGGAAATGCGTGTCAACCTGTACTCAGAGCGGCAGGCAGCGTTGGAGCGGAACGCGCGTGCACGAGCGCTCAATATGAACAATTTCGAGCCTGTGCTAAGCGATGCAGAGATCGAGGCAAGGATTCCGACCCGCGCAAGCATTGAGGCCCAAATACCTACTCGTGAGCAAATTGAGGCCCAAGTGACGCCGCTTGCTGCTATTGAACAGATTACGCCGTCACCCGCTGCTTACAATGACCCACAGTTCGGACAGGACTACATTGAGGGCCAGGTTAGGCAGTACTTGGAATCTCAAATCGATGACAAGCTTCCTTACGAGGCAGTCCAGAAGCTCCGGACCCTTGTTGGGAACGAGCTTGAGAGCACTTCGCTCGCATCAGACATCCCCAGGAGCAAGTGGCGGGCCGTCTACGCAGCCCTGAGCAAGGATATGGAAGCATCGGCCACCACGCCTGAGGCACAGAAGGCGCTGGCGCGCGCCAATGCTTACTTCAACGCTCGTTCCAGCCGAATTGACGCTATTGACCGCATTATTGACCGTAACGGTGGCCCGGAGAAGATTTTCGGCGCTGTCATGGGCGGAACCCGAGACGGCGGGACCACGCTACGTGCAGTGATGCAGTCTTTGCCAGAGGAAGGTCAGAAAGCCATCACGTCAGCCGCGATACGTCGCATGGGGATGGCCAATCCGGGCGCTCAAGACGCAGCTGGAGAGGCCTTTTCGGCGGCGACCTTCCTGACGAACTGGAACAAGGTTTCGCCAGAGGCGAGACGCGCGATGTTTGACCGATTCGGGCCTGGATTCAGCGCGGACTTGGACAAGGTGGCTAAGGTCGCAGAACGGATCAAGGACAGCGCCGGGGTGTTGGCAAACGCCTCTGGATCTGCGGCGAAGGGTGCCGGCGTCGGCTACTGGGGGTCTTTGACCGCATCGCTTCTACTGGGGCGGTTGGAGACGGCTGCCGGACTAGCTGCAGCTGGCGCCACCGCAAATGGAATGGCTCGAGCGATGACAAATCCTAGGATCGTGAAGTGGCTGGCAAAGAACACCGAGGTTCCAGCGGGCGCATTTGCCGCCCAGCTCCAGACGCTCAGGAATATTGGCAAGAACAACAATGACCCGGGAGTCACCGAGTTCGCCAACGAATTAGCCTCAACGGCTGAACAGGCTAAACAGAACCCAGAGGATCGACGCCGGCAGGGCGATCAATAGCGCCACGCCGCCCCATCCGAAAACGATGTCGTGCCACCAGCGCTTGGGCATAGAGCGCTCAAGCATTGCGTCAGTCCGTTCCTGCTGGATTTCGGCCCAAGTTTTCAGGGGCTGGTATCGGTTGGCTTTCCAGTCGCTCATGCCCGCGATCCTACACCGTTTTACCGTTGAGGCGTGCCCGGGGCTGGCGAGGATTGGCGGCATGAGCATCGACCAGGCCAAGGCCATCAACCGGAGCGCCATCACGCCGGCCCTGCGGCTGCTGCCGGCTCGCATGGACACGCTACAGGCGCGCGTCGAGCTGCTGGCGATCAGCGGCCAGGAGGCGGACTTCCGCCACCGCTGGCAGGTCGTGGACCCCGCGCGGCCCGATGTACGCGGCCCAGCTCGCGGGCTGTGGCAGTTCGAGCGCGGCGGTGGCGTGCATGGCGTCCTGGGGCAGGCCCAGACCACCCTGGCCGCCAAGGCGCTGTGCCAGGCGCGTGGTGTCCCGGCAGACGAGCGCGCGGTGTACGAGGCCTTGGCCGGTGACGACGTGCTGGCGGCCGGCTTCGCGCGGCTGCTGCTGTGGAGCGATCCGGCGCCGCTGCCGGCCGTGGGCGACGTGAATGGCGCCTGGCAGCTGTACCTGCGCACCTGGCGGCCGGGCGCATACACGAACGGCACGCCGGCCCAGCGCGTCCGCCTGCGCGGGAAGTGGGCCGGCTACTACGCTACGGCGCGCGAAGCGCTGGCGAAGGAAGGCTGAGATGCCACGTCGTAAGGACGCCATTGCGGGCCTTGAGGGCGTCATCCGGCTCGCGGAGACGCCAGGGGCCCGACCCTCCCCGAAGCTGCTGGAGGCCATCGGCAACAAGGTCAGGGATTCCATCGAGTTGCTGAAGGAGCCTGACCCCGAAAAGCAGCGGGTCGGTTTCATCCTGCTGGCGATCAAGCAGAGCACCGAGATGCGCAAGTATCTGCGCAACGGCAAGGAGCTGCGCCGGGTCTACGTGGTGGACCTGGACCTCTACAACTGGGGCATGGATCAGCTCCACAACCTGGCGCTGGACGCATGAGCTGGGCCGGGCGCAATGCTGGGGCCGGCCGCATCGGCATCGCGGTGCTGATCCTGTTCCTGTACGGCATGGCGATGGCGGCGCTCACTGGCGTGACCATCCCCGAGAACAACCGAGACGCCTTCTCCCTGCTCCTGGGCGGTCTGAATACCGCGCTGGGTGGGGTAGTTGGCTACTTCTTCAACATCACGAGTCGCAGGCAGGACATAGCACCATGACCTGGGCAGCCCTTATCGAGCTTATCGGCGGCGTCCGCGCCACCGTGTGGGCTGGCCTGCTGGTCGTCGCGCTGATCTGCCTTGGGCAGCGCTCATGCGCTCTGGCCGAGGCCCGCAAAGCACTGTCCGATGAGCGCGCCGCGTGGGCGAAGCAGACGCTTGAGCAGGCCAACGACGTGATTGCCGCCCAGCAGAAGGCCCGCGCTGCCGAGCAGGCGGCTGCCCACCGTCAGAGCGAGATCGCCAATGCATACGAGGAAGGGAAGGCCGCAGCCCAGGCTGCTGCTGATCGGGTTGCCGCTGATCTGCGCGATGGCAATCTCCGGCTGCAGCAGCGCTGGGCGTCCTGTGCAGCCACCGCCAGTCTGTCCGGTGCTGCCAGCTCCCCCAGCCGGCCTGATGCGGGCGCCGACGACCGAGCAGCGAGTGCGGGCCGAATTGTTGGCGCCGCCGCCGAGTGCGACGCCCAAGTCCGCGGTCTCCAAGCCCTAGTCCGAAGCGACAGGACTACCCCGTGAGCAAAGTCCGCGTCCAACGCTACCAGACGCTGGGGTATGCCACGGTCGACGATGGAGCGACCCAGGGTGCCACCATCGGCGAAGACGTGTTCAACGCAGACGGCTCGCTGTTTTCGCCACTACAGGTGACTGCCTTGGCCAACGTCCCGGACGATGCCAGCGCCGCCGCTGCTGGCGTGCTGATCGGCGGGCTCTACCGAAACGGCTCGGTGCTTATGGTGCGCGTGTCCTGATTTGCCGTTGAGGCCGCCGCAAAACGGGGCAGGGTAATCTCGTCTTCACCTGTCCACCCTGCCCATGCTGCCTGTCACCTGGACCCAAGTCCCCATCGTTGGCACCTTCCAGCGGGCTGACGGTACGCCACGCGCCGGTGGGATCATCACGTTCGAGTGCGCCCAGCAGGTCACCGCAGGGGACACGGTGGTGAACCCGCGCAAGCTCATCGCCAAGCTCGATGCCAACGGATCGATGCCATCGGGATTCAAGCTTCCTGCTTCGAATGACCCTGATATCTCTCCGACTGGCTGGGCTTGGCTGGTCCGCGAGGAGTTCCCGGGCGGTCGTGACCCGTACTACATGTTCGTGCCGTATACCTCGGTAAGCATCGACTTGGCGACGGTCACTCCAGTGGTTGACCCTGGCGTGCTATCCCCTTGGATGACGGATGCCGCGCTCGACCCTGCGCTTGCCGCTCGTGGAGTTGACCAGTATCTGCGCCCGAATCTTGCTGACTCGTCGACCGGAAAGGGCGCTGCGCTAGTGGCATTCCAGCAGTCTGGCGCAGCGACAGTCGCCCGCGACACTGCCGCCAAGTTGCGCGAGCGCTACAGCGTCCTGGATGTCATCCCCACGGCGCTGCACGCAGGCATTGCCGCCGGCAGTGGCACAACGAACGTGGCCAGCTACATCGCCCAGGCCGTGGCCAATAGCGATGACGTGGTGCTGCCGCCTGGTCGCTACTACGTGACCGACGCCATTGCGGTCCCGCCTGGCAAGCGCCTGCGCGGCTCCGGAAAGCACAAGACGATCCTGTATGTCCCGGCCACCTTCAACCTTTCTGCATCCGGCGTGATCGTGTTGCAGGCCAACACTGAGCCTGGCTCGGCCGTCGAGGACTTGACGATCATCTTCGTGCAGCCCGATACCAACGTGCGCGCCAATCTGACCCAGTACCCGCCCGCGATCAAGGCCAACGCCGCGCCGCGCTTTGCGGTGCGCCGGCTGCGCATCGAGTGCGCCTGGAACGGCATCGACATGAAGGGCAACAACGGCGGGGCGGTCATCGACGACCTCGAAATCTCGTCCTTTAACACCGACATCGACATTGATGGGTCGGTGGACTCGGTCAAGCTCACGAAGCTGCATATCTGGCCGTTCGGCCTTGTGGCGAGGCCGCTGCTTTACTCGCTGTATGAAAGCACCCTACACACCGGCATCAAATCGGGGCGGTGTGATGACTTCCACCTCTCCGATTCGATCATCTTTTCTCTGTCGATCGCGACCAACTTCTACCAGTCCGCCAGCGGCACCACCTTCGGCAGCATCGTGGAGACGGACTTCGACGACCGCGGCGGGGTCAACGTTTCGGCCGGCGCGCTCACGCTGACGGGCTGCTACCTTTCGGTGGGTAAGACCGACGCTGTGATCGGTAACATTTCTGGTGGCGCGGTCTCTTTCGCAGGCTGCACGATTACGCTCAACGCGATTCCGAACGGGGGCACGGCGCTGATCGTCAGCGGCGCATCGACGACGGTCAACATGTCCGGCTGCCAGTCAGGATCGGGCACGATTGACGCGACACTGGTGTCGGCCGGCTCCGGAGCGCGCTTGACCATGGCGGCCTGCGACTGGAGCCGCGACGGTGCGACCGCCTACACCAAGCCGACCGTGGTCTACAACAACGCCACGGGCGCGGTCACGGGGTGCTCTGCACCTGCCAAGACGGCAGGCGCTGGCACTTTCATTGCAGTGCAAACCGATTCCCACGTGCGCATTGCGCATAATTCCGCGCCGGGCTGGGGCAACGCCTTCCCGGCTGGCGCCGTCGCGAATGCCAAGTTCACCTCGGCCGGCGTTTCGGGTTGTGGAACGGGCACCGGCACGCCCGACGGCGCGGGGAACCTGACGTTCAACCACGGCCTGCCGCTGCGCCCCACCCTCGTGCTGCCCACTGCCATTGGCTCCGGAGGACTGGTCCACATGCAGTTCGTCAGTGCGACCGACACGACCGCAACGGTCAATGTGCGAAACGATGCCGGCGCAGCGATCACGACATCGATCACCTATGGCTGGGTGGCATTCAACTGAGCCCTCTCGGCAATCACCGCCGGCACCGGCTCTCCGCGCCTGACGTAGCGGTCCGGTAGCCGGCGCAGGATCGCCTCGGCTTCGTCCGCCGGCATCTCTCGTGGCACCGCCACCCAGCCTTGGCCGCGGCAGTCCGGGCAGAACTGGTCCTGCAGGTTGCACCGCGGGCACGCCCAGAAGTCCCAGGCCTCCCGGGGCAGGAAGACGCCCTGGCCGCAGTGGTAGCAGGGGATGCCGGCCTGGTCCAGCGTGATGCACCGCCGGCCGCAGGCGTCGCATACGGCGGGCGCGCCCTTGATCCAGGGTGGCTGGTCTGGTCTGGATCGGCGGCCCAT